TTATAAGAGGTTTAAGGGTTTCTGATAAAGAATCTATTGTTGAAGCGTTATCTGACTACGATGGAGATGATTTCGTGGTAACATCGCCTTTATTGTCTTTTGTTGAAAACATTAATCTTAATGATACTTACGCTAAAGGCGGAGAAATTGCCAAAGCAGAAATTCTTGGGTTGAAAAGAAATATAATGGGAACTACTTCAATTGAAATGAAAATTTCAGGAATGAGAAAATCTCAAGATTTTAGTGTTTACCCAATAGGCAAAGACGATACAGATAAAATTATTACAATTCAATCTTCTACAAGAATTGGTAAAATAGATTTGTCAACAGGTCGTGGGTTAATGAGCCAAAGTCATTCTAACGGTGCTTACTTTGTGCATTTCCAAATGGACAAACTTACTCCTTTCACAGTAACCGAAAGCGATTTGGAAGACATTAAAGCGCACATTTTTAGAACTGCGGGTTCAAACGTTGGAACGAGAGGTATTGTTTCTGATAATTCAGGGGCTTCGGGTGTTTATGCTGACGGTGGTTCTTTTAATTCAAAAAGAATGGGCGATTATGTTGGAAAGCATTTTATTTGGAGAAACTATATTTATTATATAGTTGCTTTTAAAAAATATGAGAATAGAATGGCTAATCCATATAATAGAGATAAAAAAACAACAGGTAGTTTAAAAGGCGCTCGTTTCAATCCTCACTTTACTATTTTTCAAATTGAATTAAAGGATTCGCTTCCCGTTTATGATTCCAAACAAAGAATTGTAGATTTTTCTGTACAACATTGGGACGTTGATGATATGTTTGATTACATTAATAATAAACGTAAAATTAAAATTTCAAATGAAAAATTACCATCTAAAGTTCAAGAATTTTTAGATTCTAAAAAAGAGTTAATTTATATACATAAAAAAGCAAAATATCAATCAGGCGGTTTTATGAACGATGTTTATGCTGACGGAGGTTATAATCAAAATGAAATGTTTGTTTTGGTAAAACCTTTTATTGACAGTAATCAGCCTAACGGGTGGCGATTTAGTTACGCTTCAAAACAACCTAATGGTTATGTTTATTTTCCAAATAGAGGATTTGAAAAAGAACCTGCATTATTTTTAAAAGAAGAGGCTCAAAAAGTAGTTGATTTCAAAAATAGAGAAGAAAGAGGAATACCTGCTATAATACTTCCTTTTGAAAAAAAAGCCGAAATATCAGATTTCAAAAATTTACAACCTCGTGATAATTCTTACGAATATAGTCCGTTTTCAGAAAACGATAATAAATCAGATTCTTCAACTTTTTCTGATTATTATGCTAAAGGCGGAAGTTTTGAAAAAGTTATGTGGCAAGACGTAGAAATTGGAGATAGCGCAAGAGTTAAAGAATTGAATAGAATGGGTTTAATCACACATACTTACGGGAGAAAATTCAACATTAAATTCCCAAATGGAACTGAAAAGACTTTTGATGCTTCTGATTTAGAATTTTATAAATTAGAAAAAGACCAATACGAATTAGATAATGACAATAATTATGCTAAAGGCGGAAATATAGAAGATAGACTTGCTAAACTTGAAAAGAAAAAATCTGATTTAGAATCAAGATTGTTTGAGGCTAAACAAAAATCCAATGCGGTTATGAATAATCTTGGTTGGGGTGCAGGAATGAGGCGTTCTAAAATTAGTATTTCTTCGACAAAAGAAGATTCTTTAAAAGAACGGATTAAGGTTGTAGAAAAAGAAATACAGGAAGTAAAAAAAGAAATCTCTTGGAAGAACTCTAAATACATCGACCACGCAGACATCAAAACCGTTACTGTAAAACGTAATGGTAAAGAAGTTACTTACAAAGGTGCTGACGTTCTAAATGGTGCTAATATACTTTCTGATGGAGGTGATTTAACTTCAAAAGCAAATTACATCCCTAAACGTGACGTTGTTGGAGTTGAGTTGAAAGACGGAACTAATATTAAACCTGTAAATGGGTATTGGGTTAAGAAAGGTGCTGAACCAATTGATTCTAAACAAATGTTTACTTCTAAAGATTTACCTAAAGACGGTTCTTTAATAAGCATTAATGCTCCTGCAATGAGTGGCGCACCTGCTATTGATTTGGTTTTAAAATATGATTCTAAAAACTTTAGATTTGACGTTTATAAAGACGGGGTGAAGAAAGATATAATTGGAGAAAAACAAGTTTTGATTAATTTGAATAATGGAATTTACGTTTTTTCAAATAAACCAACGCCTACTCCTTCAGCTAAATCAGAACCTAAAATCAGTACAACTGAAATCAGAAAAGATGCAAGAGGTAATTGGAGAGCAGAAACTAATGTTGAAAATTTTAATGGTTACGATTGGAGAATATCTACTGTAAAAACTTATACAGGTAATTTAGTTTCCTCTGCTCAAGGCGGTAAATCTGAAGATACAGGTAGTAGAGGTGTTAGAATGTTTATGTACACTATGTACCAAGACCCTCACCATACTTTAGAAGTTTCTAAACCAAAAAGACTTACTGACAAAGTAGTTTCTGAACAACACGACAAAGCGTTGGCGAAGTTCAAAAAGTTTATGGAAACAGGAATGTTTAAAAGCGGAGGTAAGATTTCCAACTTTGATAAACTTTCTGCTAAAGTTGCTAAAGAGTACGAGGGTAAGCCCGTGAAAAGTCAATACCAAGAAGAATATGGTAGATACTACTCGAAAGAAGAAGCCCAAGAGGTTGGCGATAAGGTTGCAGGAAAAGTAAAAGCTATGCAAACTGACAGCAAAGCATTTGGAGGTTTGTTTAGCGGTGCTAAAAAAATGATGACTCCTGTAAAATATCCTGATTTAGAAGGAAAGCAAGTCGCTTTAAAGACAGGTAAATTTGTTCAAGTGTTTTCTCAATTTGATGATGTTTTATCTGTATTAGAAGTTGGTAAAGTAGGTTCAGGAGAAAGACCACACTCAATTAATATTTCTGAAGTAGATATGGACTCGTTTAAATCAGGTGGTAAAGTTGGGACTAAAAAAACAAATAGTGGTTCTGAAACTTTAAAACAAGCAAATGATTTAGCTAAAAAAATCCGTATGGATGGCGAAAGTTGGTTAGATGCTAAAAGAAGAGCGTTTGCTCAATTAAAAAAGTAATACTATGAACAAAAAAATTTTTTACGGTGTAGTAACTGTAATTGGATTAGGTTTAATCTATTTAACTGTAAAAAAAGTCTTCGGCAAAAAGCTACCTAAAAGTATGCTTTTTGTCGGGGATTCAATTACTGCTATTGATTATAAAGGGCAACCTGTAAAAACTAATTATCCTTATTTGCTTATGCAGGATTTAGGCAAAAAAGGAATTAAAATAGATGTTTTGGCAGAGGCAGGAAAAACAACAGGGTGGCAATTAGCAAATCTAATTGAGAAATTAAAAACTAACAAATACGACAGAATTTATATCTATGGTGGTATTAATGATATGTTTAGCGGAGTATCTAAAACGAAAGCACTATCCAATATACAACAAATGGTTGACATTTCCAAAAAGAATGGCGCAGACCCTTATGTTATCATTGGCTACGATGCTCAAATTTTTATGGACGAAAATAAACTAAAAACCACTAAAGACGTACCTACTAAAGCAGGTATGGTAGCATTAAAAAATAAATATATTGACTTTCAAAATTCAATCCCAACAACTATAACAGGTGCTAAAATCGTAAAGAAATTTGACATACCAAGCAGTATGACAGTTGATGGAATACACCCGACACCAAGCGGACAAAAGATAATAGCAGATAGTCTATTAGAAACATAAAATCGGAAATATAATAAAAAGTAGGCATTAATTACTTGCTTATTATATTTTTATTATATTTGTCCTTAAAATTAACTTTATAAAAGTCAGAATACTATGGAAACAATTAATGGATTATTAAAAGCGTTGGACAACAAAGTACCCGCTTCGATTGCTAAAAGATTAGACGGTTTGCAAAAACTTAATCAAAAATTGGTAAATGCAAAAGCAGAACACAATGAAAATCCAACAGAGGAATCTCAAGAATCATTAGACGAAATCATTGAATTTATTCAAGATACCCAAGATGATTTGCAAGATGATTTAGAAGTTCTTGTTGAACAAAAAAGAAATGCTCATTCAAAACTTCAAGCTGAAGCAAGAGAAAAAGAAGAAGCAAGAAGCAGAGAAGAAGCAAGAAGCAAAGCAGAAGCAAGAAGCAAAGCAGAAGCAAGAAGTAGAGCAGAAGCAATAAGCAGAGCAGAAGCAAAGCAAAGAGAAGAGTTAGAGAAAAAACAATTAGAAGAAAAAGCATTAGAATCAGACGACAAATCAAAAACTGAAAAAAAATCAGGTATTGGTTGGGGAGGTTTGCTTTTAGGCGGTGCATTACTTGTCTTGACAGGTGGGGCTATAAAGTTCTTCGGAAATAAAAAATAATGACCAAAGCGCAAAAAATTTTATTAGTAGTAGGCATTTTAGGTATTGCTTTTGGGGGCTTCGTTTTAGCGAAGTACCTAACTCGTAATGTTAGAAAAATTCGAGGTGGAACTGTTACGTTGCAAACGTATGACGCTCCGCCAAGTGAAGAACCTTTATCAGAATAATTATGGGAAAATATACAACATTAGCAATTAAAGTACCTGACGTTAATAGAAGTTTTGCGCAAGGAAATTACAAATACTCAAGTCCTGAAGTTATAAAAGGTAACAAGGCTATTATGGATTCTGTCTATAAAAACTTTGGCACTTTTATAAATACTTGGGGTATTGAGTTTGAAATAGATGATTCTATAATCATAGGTTTTATATCTACCGAAAGCGGTGGTAAAAACGCACCTCCAAATCAATTTGATGCAACGGGTCTAATGCAGATGACACCAAACACAGTTTGGGAAGTCTTATCTAAATGGAAAACCATTGTAGGCTCTCCTTTATCTAATAAAGCAACTTCTTTTTTCAACAAGGAAATTCCATCAAGTAAAAATTACAATCCAAACGTATTGCCGACTACGGCTGTAAAAAATGAAATACGATTGGCTTTACAGAAAAATCCCGAATTTAACATAGCAATAGGTACTGCAAATTTAAGATGGCTTTTAGAGGCTTTCAAGAGTGGAAACACCGCAGATATAAATAAAGTTATGGTTTCTTATAACGCAGGTTATTACGCTATGAGAAATAAAGTAAAAGGGAATATAACTACCGAGCAAATAATTAACAATAAATCTTTTCCATTAGAAAGTAGGGGTTATTTATTGAAAATGTTAGGTGTTAACGGATTTTTAGACTTGTGGTTTAAAAAGTAATTATAAACAATTAAATATTAAAATTATGAAAAAAGGTTATTTAGTAGGAGGTTTAGCGATAGTAGGTGCAATAGCATTACTTATGTATTTAAAACCAAAACCAAAAAGAAATTCAGACGGTTTCTTTAATGCAGGTGGAACAAGCAAAATGGCAACAAAAGGAAGATGTGCGTATTGTAAAACAAATGGTGGCGATGTTTACCACACAGGAAGCGACAGAATTTGTGATTCAGGCGACATTTGTATTACAAAATACGTTTATTAAATAAAAAATTCTAAAATGGAAAAGAAATATATCATAGGTGGTTTGGCTATAGTAGGTGTAATTGCATTACTTGCTTGGTACAGTAAACCAAAGAAAAACGCAGATGGTTTTTTAAACGCAACAGGTGGTTGTGGTTGTGGGGCAAAATAATGGCTTACAAAATTTTACCATATTCTAAAGAACAAGCTAATAAGTTGGGGGTTGAAATTAAACCCTCAACTAATTTGCTTAAAAAAATTGACGTTTTTAAAAACGGTAAAAAGGTTGCTACAATTGGGGCTTCGGGTATGAATGATTACCCGACCTATTTGGAGAAAGAAAAAAAAGGGTATTACCTAAAAGGTTATGCTAAAGAAAGACGTAGGTTGTACAAGCAACGCCACGAAAAAGACCGTCATAAAGTCGGTTCTAATGGTTGGTACGCAGATAAAATATTATGGTAAATGGCTCTAATATACGAAAATAAAGTTCCTGCTTCATTTAGAGCAGATTTCATCAATAAGGTTAAAGTAATTGCTCCGAGAGTAGGACTTGACCCTAATTGGTTAATGGCTATAATGGATTTTGAAAGCGCAGGTACTTTTAGTCCAAATATTACAAATTCATTGGGGTATGTTGGATTAATTCAATTAGGGGCAAGTGCAAGAAAGACTTTAGGTGTTACCAAAGAGCAACTTAAAGCAATGACAGCAGTCGAACAATTAGATTACGTTGAAAAATATTTCAATATGTATAAAGGGAAATATAAATCTTATGTAGATGCGTATTTCGCAGTATTTTTCCCTTTAGCAATTGGAAAATCTGACGATTGGATTATTCAAGGTGGTGGGCTTACTGCTAAACAGGTTTATGATGCAAATCCTGCCTTTGCTAATGTTAAGGACGACAAGTTAAGGGTTTGGGAGGTAAAGAAAACTATGTTGGAAAGATTACCAAGCCAATGGTTAAAAGACGGAAGTTTTAGTTTAGCAATTAAAGCATACAAAAATTACATCGCCGTTGGTGTATTATCAATATTAGCAGGTTTAACATTATATTATTATTATGGTAGAAGCAGTTCAAAATAGTCAAGCAGGAAATTCAAAAGACCAAATTGACGAAACAATAAAAAAAGACGTAAACACACAAATTCATCAGCACTTATCAACAATATTTGTCGTAGTAGGCATTGTATCTTTTACATTGGGAGCAATTGTAAATTGGTACACTATTCAAAGAATTAGAGGAGGTAAAGCATAATGAAAATATTCGGACAAGTTACAGATACTAATAGAGAACCAATGTTATTGGCTAACATAACTATTGTTACAGGTGTAAACGCTAACAATATGGGTACTTCTTCTGATTTAGATGGTAACTTTGTTTTAGAAAACGACACTATTTCTCCTGATTCCGAATTTAAAATTTCATACATTGGATATACGCCTCAATTTCGCAAAGCAAGTGAATTGCAGGGAGAAAAAATAAAATTGGCAGACGATGTTGAAATTATAGAAGACGTTGATTTAAAAAGCATTTCAACACGTCCTAACGCTTCAAACATACCTGCGGTAATTAAATCTAGTAAACAAAAGTTCGTTCAGCACTTACAAGACCATAAATTCGTTTATGCAAGTATTGGTGGATTGGCGGGAATAATATTAATTGTAAGAGCATTAAGAAAATAAAAAGTTATGGCAAAATTTGTATTTCAACAAAATTACGATGCTAATGGAGCAAACATAGTGGCAAATGGTCAGCAAGGAGCATCTACGTTATTAAAGTATTCTTTCAAAAAAGGCGATATTTTTGATGGAGAAAAAATAGTTATAGGATATGGTAAAGAGGCAGGTTCTGCTAACAAATACGCAGTTAATATAACTACTCCAAGTGCGCTTAATTTAGATGGTACTAACTATAATGGTCAAGGAGTTTTTAGTATTCCTGATAATATAGTTATAGACCAAAGTTTATTGCCAACACAAGTGAATCAAACATTCTTACAAAAACACAAAAACCATTTATTAATCGCAGGAGCATTAGTATTAGGTTATTTTGCATATAAAAAATTTAATAAATAAAAAATTATGGAAGAAGTAGGAGCAGTAGCACCCGTAGCACCCGTTCAAACAGTAGCACCTGTTCAGACATTAGCACCAACATCAGGTGGCGGAGATGATGTATTTGAAGATATGTCAAGCCAAAAACCTATGGACTTAAAAAGTCTATTGTTATTTGGTCTTTTGGTAGCCTTTTCAATATACGGAATAACGTATTATAGAAAAGCAATTGCAAAAATGAACGAGGAAAAAAAGCCTAACGAGGAGTTTTTGAATTTAGTAGATGATGTAGAGGAAGTGAAGTACAATGTTAAAAAAGCATTGGGTAAAAAATATTCAGCGACTTAAATAAAAAAAATATGAAAACAGGAACTAAAATAGCGATAGGAACGCTTTCGGCGATAGCAGTTGGAACTGCTTTATATTTCTTTGTATTAAAGAAAAAAACAGTAGTGGCAACTCAAGATGGGAAAGGGACTGCACCCGCTAAAGATGTAATGCTTGAAAAGATAAAATCTATAATGAATATGCCAACAGATTCACAAGAATCAAAAGATAATTTTATTGCCGTCTTAAACAAAATGACAGATTCAGAACTTAAAAACACTTATTTTTTCTCACTTGCTTATCAAAGCGGTCAACAACTTTCAGATGATTTTAAGAAAAGTATGGGAGATATTTCAAAAAAATATGGTATTTTTTCATAAACTATTATGGCAAACGAATCAAATAACGGAAAAGTAGTTTTATTGGTAGTGCCTTTGGGTCTTGCTATTTTCTCTTATTCAAAAGGGTATAGTGTTGGCAAGGGTATTTTGGTAACTGTTTTAGGAAGTGTAGCGGTAGGTGTTGCTTTAGGCGTAACTTCTGTTGCTTATATGACTTACAAATTAGCCAATAAAGATTACATAAAATAGAGTAGGCATTAAGATAGTGTTTATTTAAAAAAAAAA